CCTGCCTGACCAAGTGTTCCTGGTACTCCAATACGAAACGGAATAGTTAAATACCAATCGCCTCCAGCATAGACTTGCGCACCTTTTGCATTATAAACAGGAATTGTGTATTTTACCTTATCGCTCTTTTTGAATCCTTCCTTCATATCAAAGGCACTTGCGCCTTGTTCTAGCATATTAGGAAGAACGCCAGTAAGAACAATTTGTTTAGCAAAACGACCCTTATCTACCTTAATGAGATGATTCGTGTATTCCTCGGCAGTACCTTTTAATTCACGACGAGCAATACTTTGCCAATTTTGAAAAATAATTGCCGTAACCTCATTGACGCACGTTTCGGTTAATGTATCAATGACGCTTGCAGCGAGCCCAAACTGCGCTTGTAAACCCGACAAATCAATAATTACAGGACTCATTTTCTATCCCTAGCTGGTATTACAGTGTTTTCAAAACTTTCCTCGCCGAACTTTTGCGCATCAAAAATAAAGTGCGCCTTGCGTGCAAGAACGTTAATTGGCATTTGACGCAATGTGTACTCATCGTACGAACATAATTTACTTTCCCTAACTTTCATCAACTCACGATTCACATCAATAACATGATATACTGGGAAGTGGGAATAGCGTATCGAGATTGCTATTGGTATTTCAGTACGACTTTTGATATTCATATCATCAATACTTACTTTATCAACAATGCCATCAACAAAAACAATCTTATTCCCTTGTACACTATATTCGTCGGGAGTAATAGGCATCAACCTTTCATCGTCATCCGTAAACATAAACATATCTGTAATTTCCAATGGTTCGTAAACTGGATATGCGATGATTTGATTTTGATAATATATTGGACGTATAATTTCAGAATAGAATTCCTCCAACTGAGTAAGAATTATCCTATCCATGAAACCAAGTTTGTCAATTCCTTTCGTAGTAATAGAAGCGGTTCCTCTATTAACCTCACTCCATTCTTCATAACGCTTTTTGCTATCCATATGTTGAGCAATCAAGCGTGTTTCGGTGCGATTTACAAAGAACCAACCCTTACCAAGACAATTTTTACAAGTGCTTAACGCTTGTCCTGTTGCCTTATCAACGCAGGGACAACGCATAGCGTGGTCAATTAAAGCATCATATCCCTGCGTCTGTATTAGCGTTTCAAAACGATTAACGTCCCAGCCAACTCTCGGATTCATAGGAGCAGCCGGAGTTTGATACGCTATTGGTTTATCTACTATAATGCTTTTTTCGGGCATAATAATTAAAGTATTTCAAATGGAATGCCACGATATTTGCTACTCAAAATCGGTAACATTCTTTCCAAATCGTCGATATAAGTTTTAATTCTACCTCCAAACAGACCACCGCTGCTACTGCGTGTCAGAGGAGTGCTTTGACTTACTCCATCAAGCGTAATTTGAACCGAAGTTAAACCAATGCCATAGAGTATATCACCAATTACAGCAAGAACATTCATTTCTGCTATTTTTGCAACAAATTCCAACAAATCTGCAGGAACTTTATCCCAACCAGTGATATAACGCATACGCCAGTAGTTGGGAATGTACGTTTGACCAAACCAAGCAAGGTGTGGCGAAATACCATTATAGATTAACGAACTTTGCGTCATTGTAGCACCCTCACGGCTTCCTGTATTAGGAATTAAGTACACATTACGATATACCGCTACATCCTCTTGCTTTTTGATAGAAAGCCATTCTCTAGGATATTGGATTTGACATACATCATTAATCCAACCTTGCAAATTGTCAATGTAATTAATAGGATACATTGTCCTGATAAATCCCCACGACATAAACTCTTGTCGATTGAAGTCTCTGTTTTCCTCAATTACCTGCTTGGTCAACTTAATGTTAAATAAATTTTCCACTTGCGTTTGTGCGCTCTGAATATGCTGAATTATTGACTCCTTCGACATTTTACGTCCATCGTTAGAACACATTGGGATGCCAAACAAGTAATTATTCAACAATTCTTCAGGAGAAATAACCATCTCCATGTTGCGGTTATAAAGTATTTCCAAAGACAGTTTAGACATATCAGGACAATGTTGTTAAGGTTGTGTAATCTTATTTACTTGCCTCATCGTATTTCTGGAGGAGGAAAGTACGCATGAGTTTCTTAGTGTTGATAGAAGCATACTCGCTTTCAGCGATACCAGCCTCAGCAGCGTACTTTTTCATTTCTTCTAGGCTCATACTAACAAACATTTTCTCAATTTCTTTGCGCTCGTTTTCCTCATCAGTAGTTTCTGTTTCAGAAGCAGCGTCTACAACCTCATCTTTTACTTGTGGTTCCTGACTTTGCTCTTCTACTTCTGCATCCTTTTCAGCAGTACTCTTACCGCTTACGAATGCCCAGTCTGAAGTGCCTTTAACAAGCATAGTTGCACACTTAGGCGAAACATCGGCAATGCCGTTTTTGTCGATACTAATAAGACCATCGATAGGTACGATGAGTTGCATAGCAACAATTGTTGGATTAATGGCTTTAATCTTCATATTTCTTTATTTTTAAAAGTTTGTAAAAAGAAGAAACGAGGGAGGGCAATACACCCTACCCTCGTTCTTTTGAATTGATGGCTTTGGTTTAGCCGATGTTGACGAAACGAACCATCTTCTTTGGTGCATACAAGAACGGAGTGCCGTACAGAAGCACCATGAAGCGGAAGGCAGGAGACAGCACTGCCAAATCCATCTTCATAAGAGGAGCCAACTGAGCAAACTCCACGACCTCGTTGTCGAACTGGACAAGCATGGCTTGGTCGCAATTAGGCAGGAAGCGGTTCATGTCGCGGATAATGCCAGCACCTCCTCCATCGTATCCGCGAGTAAGGTCGTCCAGCGATACCTCGAACAGAGGATAGAATTCGCCAGTGGCAGAACCACCAACCTTGGTACGATAGATACGATAGCCAGTAGCAGCGTTGGTACCGCCACCATCGGCAAACTTGAGGTCAACAGCGCAAGCAGCAACAACGGCAGCAGCGGTACTGTAAACTGCGAGAGCAGACTCACCAAAGCGGTTGAGTGCGCTAACAGCGTAGTACACATTGCCAGCATCGGCAGTAGCAAACTTGCTACCAGCAACGCTACTCTGAATGGTAATTGGGGCAGTGCCATCCCAAGTCGGGGCATTAGGAGCCTTGACGGAAGTAGCAGCAGCATTGTACGCCTTGGAAGGCATCTTACGGAAGAAGATGTCGTGGTTAAGACCGATTTGGCCGAACTGCGAATCAAAGGCGACAACTTTCTGACCCATGATACCAGCGGACAGAGCCTGAGTGTTAGGCTGGATGAACTTGTTGCCGTAGAAATTCTTGACGAAATTCGACAGCACTGCAGGAGGAGCGTAGATTTGGGTACCAAGACCATAGTTCTCGACGATAGAATTAGCAGCGGTCTCAATCACATCCTCAGTGAGTTGCTGACCACGGCAATCGATAACCATTTCGCTGTTCATGTAATCAGCGTAGGAAGCCCAAGCATCGCTTTGCTGCTGCTGAGCCAGGAAGCCGTTAAACTGCTCGGGAACGATTTTCTCATTGCCGAAGTACAGACCCTGGTTCAGAGTGCGAAGAATCCACATGGTACCATCCTTAATGGCTTTCTCCATGACGGAACCAATCATAGTGTTGACGAGGGTCATCTGGTGAGTAACGCTCTTGGTAACACCAAGGTACTTCACCAACTGAGCACGACGCACGAATACACTGTCTTCCTCCTCAGGAAGTTCGCCCTCTCGGTTCCAACCGCCACGATTGGCACCATACGAGGTTTGCTGGTTGTATTCCTCAACAGTGTTATAAGCAGGTTTCTTCGGGAGGTCTTTCCAAATACGGATATCCTGCTCACGGAAAGTAAGGTGTTTGAGAGTCTTCTCCAAGGACTCAACTTTTAATGGAGCACCCGACGCAGTGGTCAGGTTGGCGGTTTCACGACCAGTAATTTGTTCAGCGGCAAGAGCCTTGTTGAGTTGGTCAACTGCCTCAGCCGACTGCATACCTGCGTGAAGACCATCCTGCTGACTAGCAAAGCCGTAGTCTTGCAGATTGATTGAAAGTCTTTCGTTCATTTTTTCTTATAGGTATTAAATTGTTATTTCACGATTTCGTAACCAAACTCGTTTTTAACGCGAGCGATAATGGAAGGAGGCAAAGTCTTATTTGCTTCAAACGAAACACAAGCCTTACTCATTTCATCATCAAAACCTTTGGCAAACGTTGCCTGGTCAAGTAACTCGACAACCGCTTTTGGATTCTTACTCATAGAAATTTGGTTTTCTTTACCCTTACCACCCTTTTCAATCTCAGGGTCTTCGCCCTTATCAAAGTGGCGTTCAATGGCACGAGCACTGGAGATGGAGCGTGGAGCAGGAGTTTCTGAGCCGTATGCTTCAAGACGCTCGCTCATTTCAGAAATAGTTTCCTCTTGAGCCTTAATGATATCCATCATTTCGTTTTCACGCTCAGCAGAGGCATCAAGTTTATTTGCGGCATCCTTAACCATGACACCAAGTGCCTTAACGTATTTCGAGGTGATTTGGTGAGAAGTAGCAATTGCCTTTTCAAGTCGGTCAAAACGATTGCCCTTTTCAACACCTTTCTTACCCTTTTCAGTTTCATCCTCAGTTTCCTCAGTTTCCTCGGTCTCCTCATCCTCCTCATCCTCGGTTTCTTCTTCCGTAGTTTCGGTCTTTTTGGTTTCCTTAGTCTCCTCAGTTTCCTCGGTTTCATCTGATTTGGCAAGATTAGTGTCTTTGTCATCACACCCCTTTTCGACATCGGTGTTTTCAACACTCAAACCAAGAGCCTCATATGCCTTGGTGATGTCATCTTCGGTGATTGATTTCTTACCTTTCATCGTTGCAATATTTTGTATTAAACTATGTACTTTATTTGCTTTTGCTAAACTAATACCTGGTACATCATTGAACAAACGTTCGAGAATTTTTGCCTTGGTAATTTCAGCCGATACCTCGCTAAAATTTTCATCATCGCACTCCTCTTTATAATCATCATCTATTTCACCTTTGATGATATTAGCAAAAGTTTTCGGATTTTTAGGCATATGAGTAATAGCAACACCAGTAATAACAGCCTTGGTGATTTTATTATAATCAGGACTATTCTTATTATTGCTCTTACGTTCCAATACCTTACCCTCTATCGAATATCCTAATCTGCGAGTTTTGGAGTCTTTTTCAAGTGTTTCAGCAAGTTTGTAAACATCGCGTGCAACTTCCGAATTTTCGTACAATTCTGTTTCAATATACAAACCCTCTGGGCGAATTTCAGCAACTGTAGGTTCACCAATGATAGCAGCAGGATTACCCTTTGCTTGATGATGCCAGTTTACAACTCCGCTTTTAAGTAATGGCTGAATATCAAAACCATTTGGGTCAAGATATTCATTATCGCTATCCTTATCTGAAGTAGAAGCAATGCCGCCCAAAACCATGCGCTTTTTGCCAGTAGTTGGGTCTAACACTTCTTGTCCTTTAGAAATGGTAATTGGACACCAAAATTTGAAGTCTTGTTTCATTT